CCTCAAGGTGTTGGCTGGGACGAATCGGCCGGATCGAGAGGTTCCGGACGCCCCAGAATATGACCTGGTGGATGATTTCCCGGATCCGCCGCAGTACCTGAACACCGACGGCGCCGAGATGTGGAACAATATCGGCCGGCAGCTGGTCGCCGCCCGGGTCCTGCAGGTGGTCGACCTGTTCTCCCTCGAGCAACTGTGCTTCCAGTGGCAGTGCTTCCGGCGCAAGGCAAAGGCCGAGATTGAATCCACCGCTGCTGAGACCACGGCATTGAAGGCGCTTTTCTCTGAGTTCGGCATGACCCCGGCCAGCCGGGCCAAAGTCAGCGCCGGCCAGGAGAAGGCCAAGGGCAACAAATTCGGAAACAACGGCAAGCGTGGAGCGTGACTACGTCAAGATCGCGAAGGACTACGCCCGCAAGGCGGTTCGCGATAAAAAGCGGAAGCGGCACGGCCGGCTGATCCGGGAGGCTGCCCAACGCTTCCTGGATGACCTGAAGCGGGCCCGGAAGAAGAGCTGCCCGTTCTTCTTCGACAACTGGCACGCCTCGGACCCGTGCGACTTCCTGGAGAAGATGCCCCACGTCGAGGGCAAGTGGGAGACGCCGACGATCGTCCTCCACCCTTCCCACATCTTCTTCCTGGTCCAGCTGTTCGGGTTCAGAAAGCGGGAGGCCATCCACGTCGATGGTTGGGGGAGGGACAACAAGTTCTATCCCCGGCGCTACACCTCCGCCCTGTTCGCGGTGGCCCGGAAGAACGCCAAGTCGACGCTGAGCGCCGGTATCCTGAACTACTGCCTGTGCTGCGAGCCAGAGGAAGGCGCCCAGGTGATCAGCGCGGCCACGACCTACGACCAGGCGTCGATCATCTTCAAGGTGGCGAAGGCCATGGTCGACAAAACGCCCGACCTGCGCGAGGCCTTCGGCCTGGAGACCTGGGCCAAGTCGATCACCAGGTTCGAGACCAACTCCAGCTTTAAGGCCCTGCATGCCAAGGCCAGCACCCAGGACGGCCTTAATCCGTCCCATGTTGGTCTGGACGAGATCCACGCCCACAAGACAGCCGACCTGCTGAACGTTCTGACCTCGGCGGCCGGTGCCCGGTATAACCCGCTGTGGCTCTACACGACCACAGAGGGCTACACGAACCCGGGCCCCTGGGCCGAGATCCGGATGTTTGCCAAGAGGCTGCTTTCCGGCGTTTTCGAGCACACCGCCGATCACTTCCTGGTGGTGTTCTATGCGGTGGACGAAGAGGACAAGACGAACGGCATCGAGGCCGACGACGAGTTCGACGAGTCCGCCTGGATCAAGGCCAACCCGCTGATGGATGTGAACCCGCATCTGCTGGCGGCAATCCGGAAGGAAGCGGTCGAAGCCCGGCAGATGCCGTCGAAGCTGGCGGAATTCCGGATCAAACGACTGAACCGGCCGGCATCAACCGCTGATGGCTGGATCGACCTCACCAAGTGGCAGGCCTGCGACGGCGAGATAGACCTGGACTGGCTCCGGGACTACCCCTGCCACGGCGGGCTGGACCTGGCATCGACAACGGACATTTGCTCGTTCCGCCTGGTCTGGGATGTGGATGGCACGAAGTACACCTACGGCTGGCGGTGGGCGCCGGAAAGCGCGGTAGCCTACCGGACCGAGCGCGGCACCGTGCCATACCAGTCCTGGGTGGAAACGGGCCTGCTGAAGCAGACCGACGGGAACGTAACCGACTACGCCGTGATCGAGGCCGATATCATCGCGGCTTGCGAGGAGTTCAACGTCCAGCAGGTGGCCTACGACAAGTGGAACGCCTCCGACCTGGTTAACCGGCTGGTGGAAGCCGAGATCCCGATGATTGAGTTCATCCAGGGCCCGAAGTCATACCACCCGGCCATGCAAGCGCTGGAACGGGACTACATCGCCGGCAACCTGGTCCACGGTGGCGACGCCCTGCTGAACTGGTGCGCCTCCAATATCGTGGCCCGCCGGGATCAGAACCTGAATATGGCGCCGGACAAGAAGCGGTCAGCGGACAAGATCGATGACATGGCCGCGCTGTTGATGGCCTACGGCATATCCATTTCGGAAGAGCCGGAGAAAGAACCCGAATATCAGATGCTGTTCCTTTGACGTGAGCAGCACCCCAACAACCCGCCAAGAGCGGGTTTTCTCGTTTATGGAGAACCCGATATGAACCTCGAAAAGCTGGCGGAACAGACCAACCGCGTCTACAGCGCGCTGACCATCAAGGCCCTGGACGACGAGAAGCGGGAATTCACCGGTATCGCCACAACCCCGGCCACCGACCGGATGGACGACATTGTCGAGCCGGATGGCGCCCAGTTTGAGCTGCCGATTCCGCTGCTCTGGCAGCACGACCGGATGGCGCCGATCGGCAAAATCCTGACCGCGAAGATGACCGACAAGGGCATCGAGGTCACCGGGACGATCGCGAAGGTCGATTCCCCGCCCGGTCTGTCTGCGAGACTCGACGAGGCCTGGCAGTCGCTGAAACACGAGCTGGTCCGTGGTCTCTCCATCGGCTTCCGCCCCATTGAGTACATGTTCATGGATAACGGCGGCATTCACTTCACCAAGTGGGATTGGCTCGAGCTTTCCGCCGTCACCATCCCCGCCAACGCGGAAGCCACCATCAGTTCCATCAAGTCCTACGACTCTGTCCAGAAGGCCGCGTCTGGCCGTGAAAAGAGCAGAATCGTGCGACTGGAAAACCCTGCCGGCGCTTCGGCACCGAAAACGAAATCCTATGAACCACCGAAGCCCCAGGAGGGCCGTGATATGAACATCGAAGAGCAGATCAAAGGCTTTGAAGCCACTCGCCAGGCCAAAGCGGCCCGCATGGCGGAGATCATGGAAAAGGCCGGTGATGAAGGCCGGACTCTGGATGAAGCCGAAACCGAGGAGTACGACACGCTCCAGGGCGAGGTAAAGGCCACCGACGACCACCTGAAGCGTCTTCGCGACCTGCAGGAAACTAACAAACAGAAGGCGGAGCCGGTCAGCGACCGTAGTGGTATGGAAAAGCGAAGCCCGGCAACCGCAAAAGTGACCGAGAAGCTTGCCCCTGGCATTGAGTTTGCCCGCTATGTCATGTGCCTTGGCGCTGCAAAGGGTGATCTTCACACTGCCCGGTCCATCGCAGAAAGTCGCTTCCCGGATAATGAGCGTATCAACCTGACGCTTAAGGCTGCTGTTGCGGCCGGAACTACGACCGACCCGACATGGGCCCAGCCACTCGTCGAATATAACCAGTTCGCCGGCGATTTTGTCGAGTTCCTGCGTCCGCAGACCATTCTCGGTAAATTCGGTACCGACGGAATCCCGAGTCTCCGTGCAATTCCGTTCAACGTTCACGTCCGCGGTCAGACGTCTGGCGGTAGCGGTTACTGGGTTGGCCAAGGCAAGCCCAAGCCTCTGACCAAGTTCGACTTCAATGACGCTTACCTGGGCTTCGCCAAGGTGGCGAATATCGCTGTTCTCACCGAGGAGATCATGCGATTTAGCAATCCTTCAGCCGAAGCACTGGTGCGAGATGCGCTGGCCGAGGCTCTGATCGAGCGAATGGATACTGACTTCGTTGATCCGGACAAGGCTGAGGAATCAAACGTATCTCCGGCGTCCGTAACAAACGGCGTTTCGGCGATCACTTCCTCGGGCAACGACGCCGACGCCATCCGTTTGGATGTAGGCGCCGCGATGCAGAAATTCATTGCCGCGAATATCACGCCCGCGTCCGGTGTTTGGGTTATGTCAGCTACTACAGCCCTCAGTCTGTCCCTGATGCGCAATGCACTTGGCCAGAAGGAGTTCCCGGAAATCACCATGATGGGTGGCCGCTTTGAAGGGCTGCCGGTGATTGTCTCCGAGTATGTCCCTGCGAACAGCGCTGGTCACTACGTGATCCTGATGAACGCCAGCGACGTGTGGCTGGCGGACGATGGCAACGTAGTAATCGATGCGTCACGCGAAGCTTCTCTGCAAATGCTCGATAATCCCACCAACGACAGCTCCACCGGAACCGCTACCAGCATGGTATCCATGTTCCAGACCAATAGCGTCGCGATCCGTGCGGAGCGCTGGATTAACTGGAAGAAGCGCCGCGCTTCTGCCGTCGCAGTCATTTCCGGTGTGAACTGGGGTGAAGC